CTAACTTGAAATTCGGCAACTTGAAGTCTAAGAAATTGCAGGACCACTTAGAAGCATTGCAGTCACGTTGTCACTTTCTGGACCTGACTATTGATGGTGATCGTGACAAAATGTTGCGTATCAAGCAGGTACATCGTGATGCTGATGGTGGTTTGTTTAGTGATTACGATTTCACAGAAGAACAATCACAAATGGTAATTGACTTTATGTGGGACAATCATACAAAACTACGTGAAGTGTCCTTGCGTATGTGTTTGAAGATTGCTGATTTAGTTAAGATTAGCCCGAACAACTGGAAAAATCTTGCACGTACAACGTGTATGAAATCTGCATAAACCCTGCAGTGTGCGTAGAGGCAACGTCAATAAGTCCTCTTCGATAAAGGAGCATTGCTCCTTTAACCATTATGTTTGTAGATACTACCTGAATGTGATATAATAAAGAATGGATTTTAAGACACTTGAAGACTTGGGTACCTTTATGCTTATCAATATACGATTGAGCCGGTATGACCTACAGTTTGTAAATAACTTAACTAATTTTATTGGTATAAAAAATACAATCACTACTAATCAGGATACTCTCTTTAAAAAAATTGCACTGAAATATCGTAGACAGTTTACACAACAAAAGTTTGATATTGACAGTTTATTAACATTGCCTTGGAAATGCAACGTAATAGAAAGCTCACCTCAATATACAAATGCATCCATTACTATTTTAAAAGACACTATAGTTTTTAGGTCACCCTTTAAACAAAGCTTCTTGGCCGCATTAAAAAAGAATCCAATACATTCAATGGAATGGCATAAGGATAAAAGACAATATGAAATTGAGTATGGGCCCACAACATTAAAAATGTTAATTACATTAAGTGCCGATCACTTTGACGTTATAGACTATTGTCCTATTACAAAAGATATTATCAATAGTCTTAGCGAATATGAATCTGTTAAATATTGGGAGCCGACACTTGTTTGCAACAACGGTTATTTCTATGTAGCCTCACTCAATGAAGTATTACACGACACTATTAAAGATATTCCCTTAACCAATGATTTAGTAATGGTAGCAGATTATGTGCAGTATGGTATTACTGTAAGTGAGTCTGTTATAGAGCATTTTATTAATATAGAAGATCCAATGAAATTGGCTCTCGCGGTTAGTTATAGGGTTGAATGTGAGATACGTGATATAGATTCTGTTATTAAATGGTTAAGCGAGTTGGGATGTGACGGATTAACTGAGCCATCAAAGGTATCTTCAAAACAATTATTTTTCTTAAATGAGTCAGCAGAAAAATTATTGGACAAGTTGAATATGGATATAATAAGAGACCAATCTAACTTGAAATCATACGAGAAACCTGTTATAATTCAATATAGAACATATGGGTTCAATGAACATCCTTCTGTATTCAAAATTATAAAATGTGTTAACTCAGAACCTGTCAATTTGGGAGATAAATGAAACAATGTAAGATAATCGTTAAAGATGAAGTTAACGTAAAAATAGAAGGACTTGAACTTGCAGAGCGTAAAGCTCTGATGAAAATGTTTGAGTACGAAGTACCCGGAGCAAGATATCTACCTGCGGTAAGACTTGGTAGATGGAATGGTAAGGTAAGCTATTTTAGTTTAGCTGGTAGCACTTACATTAATTTGTTAGAAGAAATATTACCTGTACTTGATAGAGCAGGATATGATATTGAGTTGGATGATACAAGAGATTATACTACAACCTTCGAATTCGCTGAAGTGTCCGAGGCAACGTTTGCTCATAAGAATTGGCCTAAAGGTCATCCTAAAGAAGGCACACCCGTAGAGTTACGTGATTATCAAATCAGTATCGTCAACAACTTTTTAAAGAACCCACAATCACTACAAGAAATTGCAACAGGTGCAGGCAAAACATTAATGACTGCCGCACTAAGTTATAGTGTTGAGAACTATGGGCGTAGTATTGTTATCGTCCCGAACAAAAGTTTAGTAACACAAACAGAAGCAGATTACATCAATCTTGGATTAGATGTTGGTGTATACTTTGGTGATCGTAAAGAATACAACAAAACACATACTATCTGTACTTGGCAAAGTCTTAACAATATGCTTAAGAAAACAAAAGCAGGTGAAGCAGATATTATGGACTTCATTGAAGGTGTTGTTTGTGTAATGGTTGATGAAGTACATATGGCAAAAGCTGACGCACTAAAAACATTGCTTACTGGAGTATTTGCTAAGGTTCCAATTCGTTGGGGATTGACTGGTACTATACCTAAAGCTAAGTTTGAAGCACAGTCATTGTTCGTAAGTTTAGGTCCTGTTATCAGTAAACTAAGTGCAAGTGAATTGCAAGATCAGGGTGTATTAGCACAATGTCACGTAAACATCGTACAACTTAAAGATGATGTGGAGTTTACTAATTACCAAAGTGAGTTGAAACACTTATTAGAAGATACACATAGACTTGATGCTATTGCCCAACTCATATTAAAGATTAAAGAAACAGGTAATGTGTTGGTCTTAGTTGATAGAGTTAATGCAGGTAAAGAAATTATTAGCAGATTACCAGACAGTGTTTTCGTCAGTGGTGCTACTAATATGATTGATAGAAAAGAAGAATATGATGAAATTGCAACCAGCACAAATAAAATCATTGTTGCTACTTATGGTGTCGCCGCTGTTGGTATCAACATACCTCGTATTTTTAATCTGGTTCTCATTGAACCTGGAAAATCCTTCGTCCGTGTTATCCAAAGCATCGGTCGAGGCATTCGTAAAGCAGAAGATAAAGACTTTGTTCAAATCTGGGACGTAACTAGCAGTTGCAAGTTTGCCAAACGACATTTGACACAACGTAAAGCTTTTTATAAAGAAGCAAACTACCCGTTTGACGTTGAAAAGTTGACATATAGATAAGAACCTGATATAATACATTATGCGTATATTAACCCTAGACAACGAATTCTATAACTTAGAAACACTCCCCGAAGAGATTGATGACTTGCGTTTTGCAATACTAGACAATAGTAATCCACAAAACGTAGACTATCATTATATCCCATTAATCTTTTTGGAATCCTTCAACAGCCCTGCACTTGTATTGAAGATTGGTAACAGCACAATTAAGATGCCTATTGATTGGCAGATCCTTATTGGTGAACAAGAACACGGAGATTTAGAAACACTACCTCTCACTAGTATCAATGACAGGGGATTCAATGCGTTTGAGTTTAATCCATTAAGTAGTTTTAGTCCGTCATTCGTACCGATTGAAATTGTAGACATATACCACGATGTAACTTGGTATGCACCTCGATTGAAGAACGGACAATTCTTATGTGTCCCGTTAGATGATGGACCTAAACCTAGATGTGTTTATTTTGTAAAAGAGATTAGTCGTAACTGTGAGATTGTAGATTATAGTCAGGCATTCTAATGGCAACAAAGAAAATAGCAATACCTCAAGATGAGAAACTAGAGAATCAAGACTTCAACTTGTTTGAAGCTATTGCGGCACTAGATAAGAAAGACTATGGTTATTATGACAGGCTCACACCTGAACAGCAACGTAAGTTTGTGCCATTTATGTTAATCAAATGGTTAAGCTACGTTAAAGGTTCTAGTGATATAGCAGGGTACTATGCAATGAGTACAGAATATTATGCTAACAAATACTTCTTCAATGAGTATGTGTCAAAGCATCCTAAACTACAATGGTATATGATGTGTGCGGCAAGTCCCGGTAAAGGTAAACAATATCATCAATGGTTACCTCAGATTAAAGAGCGTGTTAGTTTGTTAAAAGAACCGGCACAAGTGAAAGAAATAAAAGAATACTTTACAAAGATTTATCCTAAGGCAAATAGTGAAGATTTAACAGAATATTCAAAAGCATTTGTGCAAGAGCAAAGAAAGAAAATGCATCTTGCAGAAATATACCCCCATTTAAAAATAGCAGACATAGAAGTATTAAGCCAAACGGTTACAGATGAAGATATCACTCAATACGAAAAAGACAGAGGCAACTGATAAGACAATCAAGTATGGTTGTGATTTTTGCAATAGAGAATTCCTACGTGAATCTACTATGTCTAAGCACCTATGCGAAAACAAACAACGTTGGATGAACAAAGATATGCAAGGCAATCGTATTGGCTTTCAAGCCTGGCTACAATTTTATAAAAAGAATACGTCAACTAAAAAGAATAAAACATACGAGGAATTCATTCGTAGTGCTTACTATACTGCATTTGTAAAGTTTGGAACACATTGCGCTAATATCAATGCAATCAACATTAGTAGATACGTAGATTGGCTATTGAAGAATAATATCAAAATTGATACTTGGGCCAGTGATAGTGTCTATACGAAATATTTGATTGAGTATTTGCGTATTGAAGATCCGTTAGATGCTATTGCACGTAGTGTCCAAAC